CACCTAGAATATTCATAAGCGCCATGAAGATGTTGATGAAGTTAATATAGAGATTAAAAGCACCAATAGCTCCAGCCTTTTCTCTTTCATTCTCATCAAGTTCATCATAAGTATTCTTAAGATTCTGTGTATCATATGCTGTAAGACCAACAAATACAATTACTGAGATACAACTAATAACCAATGACATCATTGAACTTTGTAAAAATACATTGATTAGACCTGCAATAACAAGACCAATTACACCCATCATTAAAAAGCTACCGATGTTTGTAAGATCTCTCTTTGTAGTATAACCATACAAAGAAGTAGCACCGAATGTTGCGGCTGTAATAAAAAATACCTGTGCAATACTTCCGAGCTTAAAGATAAGGAAGATTGAACTCATACTAAGACCCATGACAGCAGCAAATGCTATCAAGAAAACACGAGCACTATAGGCACTCATATTTTGTACAAGGAAAGCAAAGGCAAGGCTCATAGCCAATGGAGAGAAAATAGCAATCCACTTAAAATTTGTACCCCAGATCAACTTAAGAAGATCCGGACTCATACTAATACCAAGTGATACAAGACCACTAACTGCAAGAGCAAAAGTCATATAATTATAAACGCTAAGCATAAAGCTACGAAGACCTTCATCATACGCAACTTGATTTTGTTCAGTTCTAGACAAATTATATTCGTACATCACTTACTCCTACGAAAAATTATAATGAAACGATATGTGGTAGTCAAACATACATTTACCACTTTGAATTATCTTACGTACTTCTTTAGGTATGATATCTTCAAATCCTTCGAAGTTTATACCTTCTGTGATATTTGCACCAATCAAATAGTATTTATTAAACAGAAGAGCAAACTTTTCACGAACTTTTTCCTCGTCAGAAAAACCACCAACGAGAAACATTCTTGTTCTTCCTTCACCTGTAGCAACGTAATCAAGTTTCGCTGTGTATATCATGAAGTAAGAATCTCTTTAAGACGATCTGCAGCATATGATGCAGCAAAAGCTTCAGGTTTTACTTTTGGTGCAAAACCACACATACCTCTGATATACCCTGTGGCCTGTTGAATTACGCATGAAGAACCATGCATTTCATTAGGATTAATGTCTAGGTGAACTTCACAGTGACGATCACCTATAGCCTCAAAAAGTTCTAGATACATTTCTGATGCACGATAAACTTCATTCATGAGGCGATATGCCGGCCGATCGTGGCGTTTGTCATAGTCTCTTTCTGAGGTGACTTTTCCAAACACTTTACATCCACGTGAGCCATCAAGATGAACCACGATAGCAACTGTATACTCAGCATACCACTTGTCATCCCTACCACGATACCGCTCGCTATCGGCTCCAATGTAAATATTGGATATAGTTGAAGAGTTGCAGATAAATTTTTTAACTTCTTCAATATCAAATTCCTTAGACATTAATCACCTTTTATTGGAGCGGGCAGTCGGGATCGAACCGACGACAGTCAGTTTGGAAAACTGAAACTCTACCTCTGAGCTATACCCGCATTATATTATTTACTTCTTGCCCTTGCGCTTGCCTTTCATACGACGTTGCTTGCGCTTTGCGCTTCCAACCTTGCGACGTCCTTTACGAGGTCGATTCTTATGAGGATGCGGCATTCTTTAATTCCTTATTCATTGCTGACCAAATGCTCTTACCTTCAACCTTACCACTACGATTTTGAAACTTAATAAGCTTCTTATGAAGACGCTGTCGCTTTGTCATTATATACTCCTGTTTTAAATTGGTGCGCCCGGTCGGACTCGAACCGACACTGTGGAGATTTTAAGTCTCATACCTCTGCCATTGGGTTACGAGCGCGTAAACTCTATTATCTATAGTACTAAAACTGCGAAAAAATGTCAACTCATAATCTGTAAAAAATATTTCCGGAAAATTTTAAGCTATTTTATCTTTTACATGCTTTTTGTGTATTTTACACATTATCCATGCATTATAATAGTTATCACTTTCTAGGACAGATTCTTGAAATTGATATTTTGCTTCGAAGTAACCGCATTCACTTTTAGTTTTGCATAGCCGAAGAATCTCTCTTCTAAAATTCATATTACCATATTGTTCAACATCGTACACCAATTCTTTACTAGAACCGTAATATTTTTTCCAGTCAGATTCTACCTTGTATCGTTTTTTCTTTTTATTAACTACACGTGTTTTTGATGACCAGAAAAACTTTTTTCCAATATATTGTTTATTATTTAAAATGTTGGTAATTCGATATACAAAACCATAGAATACTTCTAGTTTATCTGATTCTACTATTTCGTTATTATAATACCACGAATTTTCATAAGACATAGGGGAAATTCCTTTCCTCCTATTTATTACACATCTTCTTCCCAATTATCCAAGTCAAGTGACTCATCAAGATCACTATCATCATACCTCATTTTATCACCACAGAATGGACAAAACTCAGGTGAATCTACTCCATCATGTACTACCTGAAATTCTGCTTCACAATTAGTGCAAAGTATTTCTTTACCAGTCAATTTACTATCTCCTATAAAAACTATTTCCATTTTATAATTTGTTTGTTTAAACCAAAATTATAATTATTTTTGCATGAATAAGCATCTGAATAAAAATTATAGCTTTGAAGATTTTTATTATAAAATTTGAAAGCTATAATTTTATTATAATAAACGCGTGTAGTCGGTCTTCCATAAAAAATGAAATAAACTTCTTTATTTTTATTTATTAAATCAACAATTCTTTTTATAACATAATATGTTGTGTAATAACTATTAACTCTTTTATCTAAATCTATAATATCTTTTGGAGGAGCCACCGTAGAAGTTGCAAAACCAAAACTAGTTATAAAATAACTATCAGAAGTATCATCTATAGAATCGTAAAAAACATCAAATGGTAACCACTTTTGTATTTTTAGCATAGAGATATATTCTTCATTATCAATATTTTTTGGTAATTTAATTTTAATTTTTACATCTTCAATTATAGAAGGTTTAATTTTATCAAGACTTATCATGTCTTTTTGAAATAAAAAACTAAGATACGGTGTACAAAAACCTCCACCAATATCATATGATGTTTCTGCACTTTTAATAAATTCATAATCTAAATCAAATTCGGTAGTAAGCCATGAATAACTATCACAGGATGTATTAGTTTCACCAGATATTCGTTTAAGTCCGCCTACTTTTTGACTAATTTTTTCCATTTTTTCCACAATTACGTGTTCAGGTAATTGCATTAATTCTTGTAAATCTTTTAATTTTTTAAAAGGTCTATTTAAACAATAATAACATATTGAATTAAGAGCCATATCAAAATACGGAACCTTATTTTCATCTTTTTGATCATTTAAATAATGAATAAAAAATCTAGTATTTTCATAATCTTGTTCATAAAGATTAAAAAGCAAATCATATACTTTAGAAGTATTATCATTTTTACTTAGAAATTTAACAACATTTGACATCATTGAATTGTTTTCAATTTTGTTGTTTTTCATGTATTTAGCCCACGCAGTTCGCGGATCAAGTTTAATAAAATTAGTTATAATTGGACGTTTAGTAGCTAAAAGAAAAATAATTTCAGTAAGATTACGAGCATAGTTAGGATCATTAATATCTAAATACGTAATATTATCAATTAATTGTTCATTACTTAATGTAGTTCCATCTTGATTTTGTTCAATGAAATTAATTAGTTTATCATCAAATTGTTCTATCACACATTAAATCCTTTTGCAATCATTCTTTTTTTAACAATCCACTATATATATATTTACTTAGTAAATGCTCATTTAGGCCAATTTATAATTTCAAATGAACCATCATGGTTTTCGACTAACGCGGTGCATGATTCAACCCAATCACCACAATTCATATATGCAATTCCATCGATATCTCTTATATTAGCATGATGAATGTGTCCGCAAATAATACCATTCAGTCCTTTATTCTTGACATACTTCGTCAAGGTTTCTTCATAGTCACCAATAAAGTTTACTGATTCTTTGACTGTATTTTTAAGATATGCAGATAAAGACCAATGAGACATACCAAACAAACTTCTAACTTTATTTAATGTAATGCTCACAGA